ACGCACCCCCCCCGTATGCAGGCCCCCCCGGCCCCCACAGTTTTTATGGTTGTTGTGTTTGGGACTTATGCTTGTTTTTGGCTTTTTTAGCAGGGGGAAGGGGGGTGGGGCCAAATGTTGAGCGGGATGTTTGCCGTTTGGTATGTTCTGATGTTTGTGCGTACATTTAATCCCGACTAGTTCACTAGGTTATTAACTTCTTGTAACTTTTCTGTAACAGTTTTGTGCGGTTTGTGTGCGTTTTCGGGATTGTCCCTGGTACTCGGATTTCGGGGTGTGGAACGCAACTCGCTATAAGTGTAGCACTAGTTACACACTAGTAAGCGCTTACCGCTTCCAGCGGTAGTAGCGCTTGCTTGTTAGCTTGTAAGCTAACAAGATTCACTCTTCCAGAGTGTGAATCTTACCAGTACCATGTAAGCCAACAAGCCCGCTTCCCAGGAGGGAGCGGGCTTACTTGTATAGCAATTAGACGGTCCTCCCTCGCATCCGCTCGGGGTGTCTGTAAACAATCGCTGCGTACGGCAGAGTACGCAGCACCAGTAAAGGAACTGATGACAAGAGAAGGCGAGTACCGAACGAAAGCCCTAGACACTGCCGTTACTACGGCAGGTGTCCCAGGTCGTCCTAGCAAGCGGAGCTTGAAGGACGCACAACGGACGTTGAACGACAACCAGTTGAAACTAGCCGTCTGGCTCTCGATGCCCGAAAGGCATCGTCGCCCCGCCACCCAGAAAGAGTTTTGCCAGGAAATCGGTATCTCCCTTATGAGCTTTCATCGTTGGCGGAAAGATCCCAACGTCGTGATGGCGACCCGCTGGCTGACGTTGAATGCTGCGGGTGACCCAGGGAGGGTTTCGGCTGTTCTGGATTTCCTGCATGAAACAACTCTGGATGAGTCGATTTCAACGAAGATTCGTTTGACGGCCGCTAGGGACTGGTTGAAGGCTATTGGGGTCCACGAGGCGTGGTCCTACGATAACAAGCTCCTGAAGATTCAGGATGTGGATGAGATCAACTTGGAAGACCTCTCGGATGAAGAGATTTGGGAGCTATACAACGAGCGGGCCAGAATGATTGGCCTCGGAGAGAATGGGACAGATGGCGATTCACAGCAGCAACGGGCAGGCGACGTTGAAGAAAACGTCGAAAGCTGGGAGGTTGAACCCGGAGCTATTGGAACGGGAGATGAAGTGGAGGACGTGGTTTCCGAAGGATTTGACGATCCGTCCGGCTGATATGTCGGAGGCGGAGATCGCTCAGGCGGTTGAGGCTTTCCGTCGTTTTGCGGAAGATGTCCTGATTTTGAAGGTGCCGGGTAAACGTATTCCGTTCAAGTTGCGTGATGCCCAGTTGGAGACGGTTGCGGACATTATCGGGAACCGTAATGTCATCATTTTGAAGGCCCGTCAGATCGGGTTTTCTGCGTTGATTGCGGCTTTGTGCCTGTGGTTTGCTATGGGTGGTGCTGATCGGCAAATCTATGTGTTGTCGAAGGGGCAGCGGGAGGCCCGTGCCCTTCTCCACAAGTCGAGGTATGCGTACCGTATGTTGCCTGCTTGGGTGCGGGATAAGGGTCCGAAGTTGACTGACCGTACGTTGGAACGGATGTCGTTTGAGAACGAGTCGTTTATCGTTTCCTCGCAGTCTGCTTCTGACCCGATTCGTGGTGAGACGGCCTGGTTGGCGGTGGTTGACGAATGGGCGTCTATCAGCGATCAGGAGGGTGCGTGGGCGGCTATTGAGCCGACCGCAGACTTGGGCGGTAGGATTGTCGGTTTGTCTACTGCCAAAGGTGAAGGAGACTTTTTTCATGAACGTTGGGTGGCTGCTACGTCGGGCAATTCGAACTTTCATCCTATCTTTCATTCTTGGCGGGCTGTTCCTGAGAGGGACGAGGATTGGTATGCGGATAAGGTCGCTAATAACCCGAAGTGGTTTGTGGCCCAAGAGTACCCGTCGTCACCCGAAGATGCTTTTATTGGCTCCGGTAACCCGTTCTTCGATTTGGAACCCGTGCGACTTTGGGAGCTACGAGAGCCAACAGGATTCTTTAACGTAGAGTACGTTGACAAGATCGGTAACATTATTGAGTCCCCTCGGGGCGAGTTGGCTGTTTGGTTGCCTCGTGATCGGGATGGGAACTGGAAGTTTAACCGCAAGTCCAGTTATGTCGTTGGGGCTGACGTTGCTATGGGGTTGGATCGTGGCGACTATTCGGTGGCTTACGTTTTGGAGGCTGTTTCGGGGGATATTGTGGGCATGTGGCGAGGCCACATTGCCCCGGATGTGTTCGGTAACCAGATTTTGCCGGGGATCGGCAGCTTTTTCAAAAATGCCCTGGTCAACGTAGAGATCAACAATCATGGTTTGACGACCCTTACGGCCCTGCGGGACTGTGGGTACGAGAACGTGTATCGTCGTCATTCTAAGACGACGAGGAAAGAGACGACGTTGGAGACGTTGGGCTGGTTGACGACTTCTGCGAACAAGCAGCCGTTGGCTGACGGTATTGCTGCCTGGATTCGGGACGGCAATCAGGCGTACGACCGCACGACTATCCACGAGATCAAAACTTTTGTGCGTGAGCAGAGGGGCGAGCGTGTGAAGCTGCATGGTTCCCCGCACGATGACTGCGTGATGGCTCTGGGTATTGCGATTGAATGCAGGCGCTACGCACACGAGCACGAAATGATCTTGCCGACGCCTGATAGGCGTGGCACGATCGACTGGTTGGATGAGCAGTTACAGGGCGGGAAAAGCCGTGGTCGGAAGAGTCTTTCGCCGGTCATTTGAGCCGTCGTGGAACGTAAAGTGTTTATAGGAGAGATGATGATTTGTTCGGAATGTCAGCGAGAAGTTTCACAAGACAGGTTCAATCCTGAAAGTTTCAGTCCTGACGTCTGTTTCAAGTGTCGTGTCAGCGGCGTGTCTATCGGCTTTGGTGGCTACAGAGAGTCTTTCCACGGGGACAACCTCGTAGGTGGGACTATAGCTTCCGACGTTAGGGATACTGTCGCTAAGGGTCGGGCCGAAGGCCATGATCCTGTGCCGGTGAACGCACCTAATCCCGGTGTGTCGCAGAAAACTTTGGATGTCCTAAAAACTAAATCGGGATTTGGTGGCGGGGGTCGCACGTGAGTAACACTTACACTACGAGCAACTATGACTCTGCGATGAATCAGGCTGGCTCCACCTCGGGTGGAAGCCAGAAGGACAAAGGTTCCGTTGGTTCCAAGCTGACGCTTATCGACGCTGCCAAGAAGTTCAAGAGCAGCGGCCGGTGGGATGAACGGTTCTCCGAGTTCATTGCGATTTACAGCAACAAGTACCCGTACACCGAAATCGGGCAGTACGATGACATCGTAGTGCCGAACATGGTGTTCTCGACGGTGAACGTGATCGTTCCGTCGATTGCCGTGAATGCCCCGAAGATCAACATTAGCCCGGTTCACCCGGACTATATTGACGCAGCCCAGACGGCTGAGGCTCTGGTCAACCATCAGTGGCATACGGGCCGTGTTCAGGACGAAGTTCGGGACGCTATCAAAGATTTCGTGATCGTCGGGCACGGCTGGGTCAAGACTACCTGGGATTCCCAGGAAGAAGAAGTCGATTTGACGGCCGAAGAGTTCGAAATGCTCGCCAGTCAGGCTTTGCAAACGAAAATGCAGGCCGAGATTGCAGGCGTTACGGACGAGTTCCCGTCGAATGAAGAGCTGTTGAAAGAACTGCCGTCCTCGAAGACGGAGTTGACGGTCGATCAGCCGCTCGTTATGCGGGTTTCACCGTTCGACATGCTTTTCGACCCGGACGCTAAGCGTTATAACGATATGCGGTGGATTGCGCAGCGGGTTTTCATGCCGTTGGATGTCGCTAAGGGCAACGAACTGTGGGACAAGGCTGCTAGGGCCAAGTTGCAGACCGTTTCGAAGGCCAACCAGCGCAACGAAGTGCGGGTTGACCAAAACACCACCTATGCTGAGCCTATCGGGCAAGAGTTTGTTGAGCTGTACGAGTTTTATGACTTGATTACCGGCAAAATGTGTGTGTTTGCTGAGGGTTGCGATTTGTGGCTGTTGAAGCCGACTGAATCGCCGTATCCGAACATCCACCCGTACACGTATATTCCGAACTATGAGGTGCCGGAACGTTTCTTCCCCGTTGGGGACGTGGAAACGATCTTCCCGCTCCAAGTCGAGTTGGGTATGGTCCGTACGGCCCAGGTGAACGACCGCAAACGTGGCGGTCGTGTCACGCTGTATAAAGAATCTGCTTTGGGTTCGCAGGGTGTGTCGGATATGAAGGAAGGGAAGGACAATGCGTTCATCCCGGTCCTGAATAACGTTCCTTTCAACGAAGCATTCCAGCAAATCCAGCCTTTGGGNTTGCCGCCGGAGTGGTACCGTTCGGATCGGCAGTCGTTGTCCGACATTGACCTTGTTTCTGGTGTCTCCGAGTACCAGCGTGGCGGTCAGGGCGATATTCGCCGCACCGCCACCGAGGTCGGGTTGATGCAGGATGCTTCTAATGCCCGTTCGTCTGACAAGCTCGCCAAGGTTGAGCGTGCGATGGCAGATATTGCTGAGCAGATGATTAAGCTGTCTCAACAGTTTTTGGAAAAAGAGGATGTGGCCCGTGTCATGTCTGCTTCGGCCGCAGAGTCTTGGGTTCCGTATTCGGGTGAGGCTATCCAGGGCGAGTTTTTGTTCAAGGTCGAGGCTGGTTCTACTCAGCCGATGAATGAGTCTTTCCGTCGTCAGCAGGCNATGCAGATGATGGATGCGTTTGGCGGTCTGATTGGTTCGGGCCTGTTGAATGACCAAGAGTTTGTTGCAGAGGTTATGCGTTTGAACGGCCTGACGGACGTTCAACGCCTTCTGGGTCCGGGGATTCCTGATCCTGTGCCGGAAGAGTTGCCGCAGGAGGAGATTCCTCCTGGCACGGAGAACGGTCCTCCCCCGCAGGGTATGCCTCCGGGTATGCCTCCGGGTATGCCTCCGCAGGGTTTGCAAGGTCAGACGCCTCCCGGTATGGGGCCGATGATGAATCCAGGAATGTAAGTCTTATCGGGACCGCTGGGCGGTATCGAGTCTCCAAAACTTGATTTGTCAGGTTCAATTCCTGGTCCCGGTGCTCGCAGCAGCGTAGTGAAATGGTATCATACTGGCCTCATAAGTCGGTGTAGCGAGTTCGATTCTCGCCGCTGCCACGATCGTATGGCATCCGCCATTCGTAAATACCGCACAACAGCCGTTGTGTGTAATTGGAGAGAAGAAGGTAATTACTATGGCAACACCAATCCTTTCGAGCCGNCTGGTCGCCGTCACTGGCACCCCTAACACGCTCGATGCGTTCGCACAGAACGCAGTCGTCACCGTCAACCACAGCTCGGCCGCTTCGGTCGTCCTGCCCGAGTCAACCGATGTTGACTTCCCGCTGGGTAGCTGCATCCAGATCGTCCAGACCGGTGCGGGTGCCGTCACCGTCTCGAAGACGGGTTCCGACACCATTGTCGGTACGGTTGCTACCGCTGCTGCTGGCGACACGCTGTTCGTGACCAAGACGAGCGCTACTGGCTGGCACTCGGCTCTCGCTACGTGAGCGACCCAATTCCTGACGGGGGTAGCAGCGTGGCTGCCCCCGTCAATATCGTTGTCGATCCTTTCGAGGACGACACACCAATCGAGAGTTCATGTGACCTTTCGAACCCTGAAATCTGTGAGACCTGCACCTGATCGGTTGCTTTGCAACCTCTACGCTGGAACATAGATTGTTAGTTAGTAGAGATGTGGACAAGCGAAAGCCCCACAAGAAAGAAGAATGATGACCAACCTAGAAGACGTTTTCGAAGAAGTCTCAAGCGAGGCTACTGAGATCGAGGCCGATAACTCCGAGGTAATCGAGGAGACCGGCATCGAAGAGTCAGAAGAGGTCATGGACAGCGACGGCGATGAGCCGGTCGATGAGGCAGATACTCCAGAGATGGAACCTGCCGATGCGGTCGAGGATGATGCTGCCGATGTTTGGACACAAATTTTGGAGGAACATGGCGATGTCCAAGTTCCTTTGCAGGTAAATGGCGAGACCGTAATGCGGCCGCTGAAAGACCTGCCTGGAAACGCAATGATGCGGGAAGATTACAGTCGTAAGACTGCCGAACTGTCACAGCAGAAATCTGCGGCAGAGTGGGCCTACGACGTGCAAGCCGCCTTCCAACGTGACCCCCGAGCAACGATTGAAGCCTTCCAGAAGGCTTACAAGTTGTCGGGGAACGCTGGTCAGCCGGAAGCGGTAGCCGACCCGTACGAGGATTATGATCCTGACGTTGCGGCAGTGATGCGTAGAATGGACGAACAGAATGCGATGCTCCGGGCTGAGCTTGATTCGGTCAAGCAATTTCAGGAGACGACGCAGGAACGTGAGTTCCGTCAAGGCATCGAGGCCGAACTTGCTCAAACTCTTCAACAGTTTGACGGGGTAGACGAACTGGAAGTCCTCGCTTTTGCTACCGAGAACAAGATGAGGCTGCCGATGGCTGCCGAAATTTTGTGGAATCGGAAGCAGAACGACAGCAAGGCAACGTCCGCCGCCGCCAAGGCGAAGGCGAAAGAGTTGTCTGCTGCACGTACAGGAGCGAAGCGTAAGGCAGGTAAGGATGCGGTAGCAGCCACCCCGAAGGGTGGCTACGATGTCGAGTCAGATGCAGGCAGCTTTTCAACAATCGGTGAACTGTTCGAGCTTGAAATGCTTAAGAGCGGTTCCAACTAAACTTAGGAGGCCATCATGGCTTTTGATAACATTGTATCCACCACACTCGAACGGTACTTCACCTCCGGTAAAGCTACCGACAACATTTTTGCACGTACGGCAGTCCTCGACTTCCTGAAGCGTCGGTCAAAGATCAACGCACAGGGTGGCCGTCAGGCCATCATCCCAGTGATGGGTGCGAAGAACACTACGTTCCAAAACTACAGCGGCTATGACACTCTGACCCCTGCGGTCGATGAAGTCATGGACACTGCTACCTACGACTGGAAGCAGTCTGCCATCTACATCCCGATGTCGGGTATTGAAGAGGCCAAGAACAGCGGCGACAAGGCCGTCATCAAGCTCATTACCGCTAAGACGGAAAACGCTGAGATGACTGCTGCCGACACGTTCGAGGATCAGCTCTTCAACGCTACAACCGCTGGCACGGCCGACTCTTGGTCGTCCGCCGGTAAGGACTGGGTTGGTCTGGCAGAGATCGTTGGGACCGGCGCTCACGCCGGTATCACCGGTTCCTGGTGGCAGTCATATGTCGAGAACACCGCTACGGCGCTTACTCTCGGCCAACTGTCCACCGGCTACAACAGCGTTTCGTACGGTTCCGACAAGTGTGACTTCGAGGTTACGACTCAGACTCTCTATGAGAAGTATGAGTCGCTGCTTCAGGCCAACCAGCGTCTGACTGATGCGAACACCGGCAAGGCTGGCTTCGATAACCTGATGCACAAGTCGGGTGTCGTTGTTTGGTCGGACTACACGCCTGCTGGCGAGTGGTACTTCCTGAACAGCAAGCACATCAACCTGACCGTCCTTGACGGCAAGTGGATGGACTTCCGTGGCTTCGTGGAGCCTTACGACAAGGACGCCAAGTATGGTCTCGTCCTCTCGTACGGTGCGTTCACGACCGACGGTCGTCGTTACCTCGGTAAGCTCTCCGCCAAGACGGCCTGAGCAAACTAGCCTGCCCACCCCCCTTTCGTGGGGGGTGGGTTTTGGCGTTTCTTTTTGAAAAACTTTGAAGGAGTCGATATGGAAACGATCAGCGCACATTTTAACAGGGCAGCGAAAGCTTGGGTTGCCGCTATCATTCCGATTGTGACGGCTCTGCTGGTCGAAGCGTTCACTGACGGTTCCCGCATCGACCCGAACGAATGGTTCGCTGTTGTCGGTTTGGCTACCACGCAGTGGTTCGGTGTGTACTGGAAGGCGAACTATGAAATCGCTGACGAGACCGTCGAGACCGATATTGAAGTAGCCTGATATGCCCACTTCCCTTAACGATATTGTTCTCAACCACGGGGCGGCGAGGGGTGCCGCAGCAGACTATAACGCTGGGGAGGCTTTAACCTTGGGCGGTCTGACCCAGGACGAGTTTATGGCATTGAACCCCACTCTTTCTTACAACGAAGCTCTTGCCGCTGCCGCTGCTGTGGTGACGGAGAACGTTCTTCTCGGGGCTGACAATATTGTCCTGGGTGCGGACAATATTGTACTTACTTATTAGTTAGGAATCGACATGGCAGATATTGAATTGGATGGTACGGCAGCACTGGTGGCTCTGGATGCCGTTTACGCCCGGAAGGCGTCTCCGACGTTTACGGGTACTGTGACGACGGCGGCGCTCACCGCCACCGACGGGGTTCTAGCGTCAGGCGGTACGGGCACGTCGATCCCGAACGCTAACGCTCTGGAAGTCATAAACACGAACGCTGCGCCGGGCGAGCAACGGTTCAAGCTGTCTGTAACAAGCTCGGGCTCTCCACGTCTCGATGTCATGTCGGACGACGGCACCTCCAACACACGCAACATTTTCATAGGCCGCTCCGATGGAGAGCTTCGTTTGACGGGCAACACGTCCGTGTCGGTTCCGGCTNNTG